AAATGCCCTCTTGTGGTGCCAACGAAAGCGAGTCGTAACCGCTGTACGAAGAAACCGTTGAGTTCTTTCCGTAGATAAGTGGTTCCACAATCTTCGTACCGCCATTAAGCATACGAATACGACCCTTTTCCATAAGGGCGTAGGTAAGTGGACGGGCTGTGAAAACGTTGTCAGTCAACTGCGAACGGTAGTTCGCAAGGGTTGTACTGAGCAGCGCATCAAAATTGCTATTGGCTGATGCCATGATTTTTTCTCCTTGGGGTTAAACGCTAAACGTTATGTTGCCGTTTTGCGGCCTCATAAGCATCTCGCAATGATGTTATGGGTTTTGCTGATACATCGGCACTTGAAGATGATGCTCCACCGCTGACAACAGATGCTCCTCGTTTAGCCTGCGTAACCTTTTCAGTCTCTTGCGTCTTCTTCGCACGAAGTTGACGAACAGCCTGAGCGTCCTCGTAAACACTATCGAATTTCATTTGTTTGTAAACCGCTTCCAAATCTGTAGACCCAATGACCAAAGCCTTTGAAACTACTTCATCTGCATCAAAATCAGAACCGTATCGGCTCTGCAGCGTAGACACAGTATTCTCCAACTCTTGCATTGCTTTCGCTTGTTCAAAAGCCTGCATTCGTTGTTCCAACTGTTTGTACTGCTTCTCAACCGGGTCCATCAACAGTTCCTCTTCAGGAGAGATTGTCTGCTGTATGCCGTAATGTTTACCAAGCAGTTCCAAGGTCTCTTTAGGGTTGCTCTGCAAGGCTTCCTGCAAAGCAGCACCAAATTGAACTTGACGCCGTTGCTCACTGAGTTCCTGTGTCTTACGGGTATAGTCCGCTTGACGCTGGTATCCAGAAAGCGCCTCTTTGAGAGGAACTCTTACTTCTTCTCCACCAACTTGTACAGAAACATATTTGTCTCCGTACTCATCAACAGGAAGCAGTTCAATTTCCGCATCACTGAGGTTTTCAACTACATCAACCACTTCCTGCGGTTGTCCCTCTTCTAAAAGTGGGGCCGTTTCCAGGTCAACTTCATTGCCAATTATTTCGCTCATCGCTTGAGTCCTCCAAGGGTTGCTCTATATGTAGTGATTTATCGTTACATGTTTGGTGGCATTTGATTACCACCTTGCATTTGTTGCATTAATTGCATCAAAACTTCTGGTGGTAAACCAGCAAGTTCAGGAGGCAATCCTGGCATTCCACCTTGCGGTGGCATACCAGCCTGACCACCACCAGCCGCAAGTTGCGCTAACAACTCAGGTGGCAGTTGAGGCATACCACCCTGTGGTGGCACCCCTTGTGGTGGCAGACCTTGTGGGGACATTCCCTGAGAAGGCATCCCTTGCGGTGGCATTGGCATCCCTTGCGGAGCCATTTCCGAACCCATAGATTCAGTATTTTCTGGACCACCTTGTGGCTCCTCTGGACCTTGCGGTTCAGGAGGAGGCGGAGGAGACTGTAAAAAGACTGAAGGTTGTTTTACACCAAAACCATATTGCAAAACATACTGTGCAAGTTTTTCAACATTAACAATTCCAATTTGCAAGAACGGTGCCATAGCATCCATAATCTGCATAGCGGATTGACGACGGAATGATTCGTTGACTGGTTGCGTTGAACCACCTTCAACTTCAAAATCAAACTCTCCTTGGATGTAGTCACGGTCAAAGTTGAGCCATGCTGTCTTTTCACCTGAACCAAGAACACGTACAGATTGTTCACCAGTCATGTATTGTTGTGCAAGCATTATAAGTCTGCGTCCACAATCTGCAATACAGCGTTCAATGACTGCAAGTTTTTCTGACGCTCTTGCGTTAGCGGCATCTTGGACGATGCCGGCTTCTGTCGCTGTTCGCCTGATTTCTGGTAGTCCACCACGCATGTATTCTGATACTCCAGATACACGGTCAATGTCTTGTGAAATCAAATCTGATTGATTGTAAAACTCTGGTGGACTAACAACTGCCGGCATTGGAACAACAGCGTTGCTTAATCCGTCTTCAGAGATAACAGGTACAAGCACGTTGTCTTCGTCGGATTCAAGTGCTGCACGACCGTCTGCGTCAAATGATGCTTCACGGTACAACCATTTGCGTGAGAACCTTTTTCGGTGGTTCATCATTTGTGTACGTGTTTGGTTGAGTTCCATTTGCAATGGTTCAATTGCTTCCAGTTCCCCCATTGGGTAGAAATGGTCTGGGATGTCATAGTTTCGCAACATGACAAATGGATGTCCAAATGCAAATGGAATTTTTGTTGGTGGAACAAGGAACTTGTCTCCACCGTCACAGAACACAGAAATTGTGTCTCTGTCAATGTCGTAGTATTCCCAGATTTCTACATAGGAATCTTCTGGACTATCCCCACGTCGTGGACGTAGATTGCCACGCCATTCGTCAACACTCCATTTAGAATAATGTGATGGTTGTGCTTCTTGACGTGCTGTTGCGTTGTAACGCTTATCTTTCTTAACATCTTTTAGCGGTCTACGAATTCGTTGGGCAATCCAACGCACATCAGACATTGATGTTGCATCAGCATCAACAAACATATCAAATGCTGAGATTCGTTCAACAAACGGTCTGTCTTCTGTGATAATCAATTCTGATTCAGTTATTGATTCTGCTGTAGCAAGTTCATCTGCTGTGTCATAACTGTCTTGTTTTTCTGTAAAACGATAACCAGTTTTCATCCAGCCATGCCCAAGAATGAGCATGTCTTTTACAGCACGACGAAATTCTTTTTGACACTCAAAGTGTCTCCACCAATAGTTAACAATTTCTTCTGTAATAATTGCTTTTGGTGCATCATCTGATTTACGTGCGTTAACAACAATCTTTGGATAATTGACAGAAACGCTTGGTGCAATTACGTTAATGGTTGCGAATGCCATGTTGATAAGCAAACGGTCTTCTGGCATTTGTGTTTTGTAGTGACGACCCCGGTACATGTCTACCATTCGTGCCCACAAATCGTCGTAGCGTTCTTCACGTCGCCAACGACGTGACTGTTCTATTTTGCCACGATACTTTGTAATTAGTTCTTGATTGGAAATCCTAGCCATTGCTTATCTCCTTATTTAATAGAAGCACGAAGTTGCCAACGCCACTTTTTGTGCATGTCATCTCTCTCGGCAAGAAAGTTGGCAATGCCTTGTTGATTTTCTTTAACTGCTTCTTTGAATGCTTTGTCAATTTGTAACAGTATTCCATCATTCATTTTTAGCAATGCTTTTGCCATATCTAATGGCATTGTCTTTACACCAACAGATTGTAGTGTTCTTAGTTCAACAAAATCTTGTAAAGCAAAAGGTGCATAGCAATCTAGTTTGCGAATGTTTTCAGCAATTGGGTCAATTGAACTGTCAACATCTTCGTAGATGTTTGCAAACAATTCGTGGTATTGAGCAAAGTCTGGACCTTCAACATTCCAGTGATAACCATGAGCAGTAAACTTCATGGTCACTGCATCGGCTAATAGAACCTGTAAACAATAATCTAAACTGTATTTTTGTTTATTCATTTTTGTTCCTTACCGTCATGCCAACCAATGTGTTGGTCCAATTTGCTACCAATTTTGTCCACTTTGTTTCCAATGGAACGAAGCAGGATTCTTCCTTCGGCATGTTGGGATGTGTTTTCTTTTCGTAGTTTTTGCAACACAACGACAATTGGTCCCGTGATGACAGCGACAACAATGGGCATCCAGATTTCTGCCACGTCACACCCACCGTGTCCCAACTGGTTCGGCTTTAATGCCGGCTGCTTCAGCCTGGCGTACTTGTTCTCGTTGGCGTTCAACTACTGTTGGTCCATGAAAGTCTTCTTTGCCGTAGGTGTACCCCCATTTAATGCCTTTGATGTGGCATTTAAAGCAAATTGACCCTCGTCGTGGTAGTTCATCATCAACAAATGTAGATAAACATTCTAAACATCTGAATTCGTTCATAACTATAAGCCAAACTCGTTACTCTCGTGAATTAAATGAACCAATCAAAGCCTCTTTTTCAATTTCTGGCTTAATCAGAAATTTTTCCCACCACCCAAGAGTGTTCTTAATTGGTGAAGGGTCATGCCTGTATTCAGGCAACCAAGCATACTTTAACATTTGATTAGTAATTGCCAAAGACATGACACGGTCATCATGTGGACTTCCATGCATTTTGCCGTTGGCTTCACGGACAAAAGTCCTAAGTTCACCAATGGTCTTACCATCATAAAGGCTTATTGATTCGTCTCGAATTGCAGCATTAAGTTCGTCAATAGCCAACGGTTTGGAGACCGAAGTCGTTCTCCAACCCATTGTCTCAGTAATGGTTGGGTTCCTTTGACCAAGTTTTCTAGACCTATAAATGTTTTTGTATCCGGACCTTTGTAAACCTTTGATTGTTGTTAAACCATGATTATTGGACTCAATCCCAATAAGGGCATAGTTATAAAAGAATCCAATTGCTTTTAATACTTCTTCGCCAAATATGTCTGCGTCCACATGTCCGTGCCAGTGGGCAACAACTAGACCTGTGTTTGCTGAAATAACATGTGCCGCCGAATAGTCTCCGTGTCCCAGTCCTTCGGCAACGTCGGCTCCTACAACGTAAACTTCGTTTAATGTTGGGAAGTCCCAAATTGAAAACTCTCCACCGTCATTGAGAAATGTGTAAACATTTTTGCCTTGACCGGGTTTGAGGTATCCTCGGTCTGGTTCAATTGGTTCAATTTCACGCAAGGCGTCCAAGTCAAAGACTGGACGACCAGAACGAATAAATGCCTCTTCGGGGTCTGAAGGATATTCTTGTGCTAACTGCCAGTCAGGTAGGTCACGTTTCTTTGCTTCATACCATGCTTCGTCACGGTCTCCAGCAGACCAAGGAAAGAAAATTCCAGTAAATCGGTTTGTTCCTGTTTGTGAACCAGCCCACAATGTGTGGAATATATTGCCTTCTCCGTTGGCTGTACTTAGACAAATAACTCGTCCACCTACGTCAGCAATTGGCTCAATGGATGCCCATGCTTCTTCAGGGTTTGGCAAGAACGCCATTTCGTCAATAACTACACGGTAAACAGATTCACCACGAGCAGGGTCATTGCCTGATGGTAAAGACTCAATTGATGAATCATTGGCAAAAACCATTTTGAGTTGGTTATCAGAAAGTAAGTCTGGTCCACGCAACCTCATCCAAGGTGGCATCATTTTGTAACCATATTTTGTTTTCTGCAGCAACTTGGATGCTTCACGTTCTGTGCGTGAAAGCATTACCGTAAAACGGTCTCCCCAAAAATATGTTTCCCAAAATGTAAAAGCAGAAGCCAAAGTAGAAAAACCAATTTGACGTGCTTTAAGCACAATGCTGTATCGAGAGTCAATCCAAATTTTTACAGTTTCCTCTTGCGCTTCACGCAAGGCAAACTTGATACGACCACGCTCAGGATGTCTAATAGTCCAATAGGTTGAGCAGAAATGCGAGAACGCAGCCACCATCTCTTCTGTGGAGGCATTCTCTGGACCTTTACACTTGCGCCACTCCTTCTCGTTGAGAAGGTCGGTTAATTCCATTATGCCTTCTTAGCGGCTGCTTTCTTTGCTGCAATCTTCTTAGGAGTTGCACCAAATGCTGAATCAATTTCATCTTTGGTAAGAACACCATCAATGCTTGCTTTGGCTAGACCTTCAACAACTTTGAAGATTGACACTGCACCAGCAATCAATGCTGACTTCCATACTTCCAAATCTGGGGCAATTACTGCAGCACCAGTCACAACGCCAAGGGCGTTGGTGAGGAACAATGCTACGATTCGTCCTGCAATGTCTTTTGCCTTATTCATTCTTTTCTCCTAATAGTGCGCCTAGTAGATGAATCGCTATTGCGACCAACGTGATTTGTATCCCAAATATCCTTGTTGAACCTGACAACGTAATCAGCACCATTCCAGTGCCGGCTAGAGTCCAGGTCAAACCATGAATTTCAGAGAGTAATTTCTTCACACATATAGTGCAGGCTGTTACCTTTGTTTACGGGAACCAACAGCAACAGTGGCAGCACCAGCAGCCACCGCAATAAGCGTCCTGCGAGTGTCTACGGGTACCGTAGAGCCAAGAGGGATATAATTACCTAAACCATCACCGAAGACGTTAATTTGCTCTTCAAACGCCTCACGCACCTGCGTGGGGGCGTCTTGAACCGCTTCAACCAGTGCTTCTAACTGAGTGTTATCTAATTCGGTTACATCAATAGTGTCAAAGATTTCTTGTGCCTGCTCAAATGTAATTACAGCAAGCACATCTGGGTTAGAAGCCAACTCTGCTGCCTGTTCTTCTGTGACTGCTGTATCGAGAATTTGGGCAATAAGTTCTATTGCCTGTTCTTCCGTTAGGTCGGCTAAAGCCTCCACAACAGAGTCAAATTGTTCTTCGGTAAGTGGTTCACCAGTCTCAACAGAGTCCAAAATGGATTGCACAACTTCTTCAGGTAACTCATCAACAACATCAGATAACGTAGTGTCAGGTATTGTTGTGTCAGGTACCGTTGTGTCAGGAGGTAAGGTATCTAATGGAATTGTTACAATTGGTTCTGTTGTTTCTGGTTCAGGAACCGTTGTTGTCTCTTCTACTACTGTCGTGTCTGGCGGGAGTGTGGTCGTTGTTTGAGCAATCGTAGTAGTCGGTTCTTCTTCCACAAGAACAGTCGTGGAGGGTGCAATAGTAGAAGTGCTCGTCTCCTGAATCGTGGATGTTGTTGTAGTGTCCCATGTTGTCTCCGTAGGTATTGTCGTATCCACTTGGATACTGGTTGTGGTCGTTGCAGTGAACTGCCACAACGAAAGGTTACTGATAGAAAGATGTCCAGGTTGGCAACAGGTATCTATTGAGTACTGACGGAACGTGAAGATGTCACCTTCTTGTACAGGGATGGACCTGATTCCTGTTTCATTGTTCTGTTGTGTAAGCAAGGTGTATACACCGTTAATGCCGTACTGTGGCGGGTCATACACCCAACCATCGTTAGTTTGGTATGCCCACTTAAAGTTCACCGTGTTCACACCAGTCGGGATAGCGGTTTCAATTTTGACCCAGTTGGCTTGACCACCACACTGACCGAACTGTTGCGTCCCATTGTCAGGACCATGCAAGATAATTGTGTTATCTACAACCTCAATTGAACCACCACAATTTTGTGACTGACTAAACGTCCAGTTACCAAGCACATCGGCTTTAGCAGGTTTAGCAAATAGCGCAAACCCAATTGCAGGGATGAGTATTAACCAGCGAGAATTGCGACCCATG